CCGCAGACCTTCGACGAGTGCGGCTATGATGCCGCCGCCTCCTGCTACGGGACGACCACCTTCAGGAGAATGGAGACGGTGCGGTCTTTGAATTTCTCTAAGCCTGCGACCTGTTGCTCGGTAACAATCATCCTCTCGGATAGATCGTGGTAATTATCGTGGCTTGCCTTCTGTGCTCGCTTGATTTCCGTGATGTCACCCTCGAAACCGTTCTCACCGTAGAGCTTGATGGTGAGGATTTCGAGTTTCTTGTCAATCTTATTTAGCAATTCTTCGCTCATGGCTTACCTCTATAAATTAGTCTGTCTAGGCACTGTCTCTGTATTGCACGGGCTTCATTCTCCAGCGGCATATCCCTATAGCCGTGCCGGAGGAATTGCCAGACATACATGCCCGCAAACCGCAAATAGCCATACCGCCGCATCTGACGCTGGTGGCAGAACTCGTGGGCCAGTAATGCCCTACCCCTGGGTTTAGCTATATCAATCCATGTGGCAATAATGACAACCTTGGGCAGGGGAGCCATGCCCGCAGCTTTGACTCCGATTATCCGGGGCGGATATAGAAGTAGGTCTGTCAGGCAGCTTTGGTATATCATGCCGGTACCAGCAGGACTCCCAGACTATAGATACTTCCAGCCAGGTCATCAGCTACGTGGGGGCCGTCACGTTCTACATGCAGTCCGTAATAATCTCCGGTGGACATAAAGGCCGGAGTTGGCACTAATCCCATGTTTTCTCGCTGGACTATAGTTGCCCCCTCACTGGTGATTGTATTTGCAGCCCAATTAGACCCGTGTGTATTATATGCTTCTCCTTCCGCAGCATACGTTGACTGACCTTCCATCCGAATGTCGTCTAGGGCAGCGACATTAGTTCCCCAGAGCCAGTAAGTAGCGGCAAAGGTTACTGGGCCATTATCACAGTACCACGAATGATAAGCGAAAGTGTTTACTGCTGCCATTAGTTCAACGGCAGGCCAATTAAACCATATCGCCCCATCATCATAATCTGGAGGGCGAGAAGCAATCCAGATAGGCCGCTTATACAGGAATAGCTGATTATCCCTGACAAATGCGTTCATTACGGCTGCGGTTACAATCTCTCCCACAACCCAATCTCTAGGCGCTGTCCATGCCATCGTTTACTCCATAAATAACATTCTCGGCCCTCAGCGATTCCACGGATTCGCCCCTCCGCCAGTTCTGATTTATAGGATTAGGGCGCGATGAGAGGGCCGTTTCCAGTGCTTTCCGCTGTTTTGGGAATGGTGCCCTTACGTGCTTCCGATATACGCCTGAATTACCACAATCAGAACAGAAGAACCAGCCGTCCTCTCGGGCAAAGCTGGCACTGGGACACCACGGGCAGCGTACTATCCACCTCCCATGATTCACCTCTGGATATACGACCACCTTACTGTCATACTCAGGGTCAAACGGCAACCGCATCCCCTTGGCCAAGCCAGACTTCTTCATCTTCTGCCATCGCTTTATCGGGTTATCCTGAAAATACATGTCCCAGGTAACTATAAAGTCCATCAGTATGCCAACCTCGTCGGAAATTCATATCCTGGCCCAAGCTGACTGGTATCCATAATCCAATACATCTGGTCGTCAGCCTCGGATACAACCCACCAGCACTCGTGTGTTTTCGCCCGTGGGTTTATCTCGTGCCTCATGTGCTCAATGAAATAATCGGCATCTATGTTGAGGTCGGCATTCTGCATGGTGATTCTGTCCGATATCTCCCGCTCCAATATCTCCGTCAATATGGCATTGGTTTTGTTGGACAGGGCAATCTCATACCTGGAACTGGGGTCTTTCTTTTGTGATATAATGTAATCACCCACACCCTGCATGACTTCGGCGTGTTGGTAGAACGGTAGGTTTGCGTCTATGTCCCGAATACCGTAATCATTCTGCGAGGTTGCATCCTCGCTCTTGATTTCCAATTCTCCCTCATCCTCAAATATGGCTCCCCGAACCCGTAGAAATGTCAAGTAGAAGGGCGTGGTTGCGCTATCATTCGTAACTTTGACATCGGCACGATCAGCAAATAGGTTAGTATTATCCACAAGGGCCGTGACAGACACATTGGCATCCAGGTCTCCGCCGCCCGCCGTCGTACTGCTTGCCTCAACATCTCCGCCGACCACCGATGGGGTTACTACGTCATCAGCTATATTCGGACGCCCGTTAGCATCGGCGAAGTGGGCAACGAAAGTCTTTGATGCGAGTGCGGAAAGGTACGGAGAATCAGCTACATTGTCCTGTAGTGTCCAGATTACACCAAGAGCCTGTTTGGTTTTCGGGTGCGCCGTAATGGACATCAGGTTACAGATAGTTTTACACGGCTCCAACGGCGTGATCTTGCGGTATAGTGCTGCCGTGGATGTCCAGTTGCTGCCCGTACACCGGGCATTGCTTATCCGATAGTGGCGGTCTTCCCAACACAGATTTCCGGCGCCGTTGATATACATGAATGACCACTCGGATTGCTCTACCTGTTGCAGGAACGTCAGTGCTCGCTCTTTCTCTCCGAACACCACTGGATATGTGTCTACCCCGCTGTCTATAGTGCGCTTGGCAACCGGCCAGCCGGCAAGTGACAGTGCAGTATAGACAATCCCTGTTGCGGCCCCGCCCGCAAGTCCTGAATATAAACCAGTAGAATCTACCGCCATACTGATCTTGGCTCGCTTGAGGCGGTCAAATCCGTCCACGCAGGCTATCATAGCTCTCTGTGCGTTAGGTGTGGGGTCGGGGATGATATCGTCTATGTATCCGTAGAATAAGTCGTAAGGTCCGCCTCCGTCGAATGTGGCTTGTATCCGCACCGGCCTATTCGGTACGAGGTCGCCATAGAGGGCAGAGAGTGTATTCTCAGGGACATATTTACCAGTGGGATCTTTGACGGTAATCCTAGCTCCGCCCGGTTCTGCCTTTCCGAGGTCGTCAGTGCGCCCCCTCCAGTATGTAATCTTCATTACATCAGTGGTGATATCCTCGTTGGCATCCCCAAAATCTCCATCATTATTCCAATCTATCTTCACGGTGTAGTCCGCCCAGCTCATTAGTAGAGTCCTACCCCTAAGCCGATTCGCTGCCTATCCCGTAATCCACGTTGCACGAAGTCCAGCATCCGCTCGGCATCCTCACGGTCTCCGAGCATATACCCGACATTCAGGTTAACAACAGTTGCACCACCGCCACTACCGCTTGCCCCTAGATACCTTTCTCCGCCATGCGCTATAATTGGGACTGGTTGGCCTATCGGCCCGGGGACTACTCCGCCGTGCTGAAATGATGGTACGGCGCTTTTCATCATCTTGGTAAGGCCATAGATAGCACCACCGGCAGCGGCAACACCCCCAGCCATGATAGCCCATCCAAGCGGCCCCATAGCGGCGAGAAAGGCAATCTTCGCGGCTACAGCAGCCCATATAGAAGCGGCCACGCTGAAGAATGCCGCCTTCATAGCCACAAGCATAAGTAGAACTCTGGGAGCTAGAAGTAGGAATGAGCCGAGAGGGATCAATATCAGGGCAAAGGCGGCAGCAAGGTAGACGACTATACTGGTGAGTATTGGGCAGTTCTTCAACAAGTTACCGATGGGACGTAGGATATTTATCAACAGATCACCTAGTGTTGCTAGTGCAGGAGCCAGGGAATCGCCTATGGAAAGAGCCACTTCAATAAGTGCGGATTTGACTAGCTGGAGCCGCCCCTGGAGTGTGTCTATCTGCATGAGAGCGACACGCTCTGCCGTGCCCCCGCAATTCTCAAGCACTTTAGTTAATTCGTCAATAACATCGACGGTTTTGATACCTTCGTTCGTGACACCCATCAGTGACAAGGCAGCAGGCCCAGCCCTCCGCCCGAATACGTCCATGACCTCGGCGTTGGTCATACCTCGGTCTTGCAATAAGCGCAAGGCTTCCGTGAGCGAATTTGATTCCAGTGAGACATCTTCCATTGACAGGCTGAGCCGATCTAGCACCGCTTTGAGGTCGCCACCCGGAGACATCAGGGTAGCCAGCATCCCCCTGAAAGCCGTGCCAGCCATAGACGCATCAAGTCCTGTATTATACAGTGCGCCAAGGGCGGCTGAGGTCTCCTCGATTGACATACCAGCGGCCTTGGCAACGGGAGCCACATAAGCCATCGAAGCCCCCAATTTGTCTATCGTGGCAGCACTGGAGCCGATGACCTTAGTGAATACATCGGCAACCCTGAGTGATTCGCCGGTATCCAGCCCAAAGGCTCGTATAGCAGAGGTAACGATTTGGGTTGAGGTTGCGAGATCTGATTGTGTTGCCGCCGCCAAATTCAGGAACGGAACCAAATCCTCTATCGCCATCTCAGCAGGTTTGAAACCCTTACTGGCCAGGTCGTACATGGCGTTGGCCACTTCGGTAGCCGAGTAGACAGTATCCTTGCCAAGCTGTCGAGCAAGGTCTGCCAGTTTATCCTTAGCGACTTCTGCCTCTGCGCCCATGTAACCCGTTACAGATACGGCGTTTGTGATAGCCTGCTCAAACCCCATGAATGAGCGAACCGATAGAGCTAGGGTGCCAGCAATAGCAGCACCCACAGCCACGAATCCCATACCGGCATCCTTGAAAGTCTGCTGGTTGCGCTGCATATTTGCGCTCAGATTATTCAGGACACCAGATGCGTGATCCTTCGCAGATATTAAAACTGCAAGCTCTGCTACTTTAGTGATTTTCCCATCTCCTCATCATCCGCTGTGAACATTTCCTTCCAGAGTTTTACCAGATTAGGGTGTTTTGCAAATTCCGAAGCATCCTGATTGTGCATATCCTTAGCTGCCTTCGCATTCCGATAGTCTATAATTGCAGATACCAAATTCGCATCCAGTTGTAACGCTACATTGGGGATACAACCGAAGGATTCGCATACCTCGCTGATTATCCCCTCCGGCGGCTGCGGCCCCTGCCCTGTTATGAAGCGGGCGAGGCCGATGATGCGTTTTTTCGTTGTCCTGGGGATTCACCAGCCAACACTAGCTGCAACCAAGACAACTCATCTGGGGTTAGCAGCTTGATTACATCAGGCTTACCGTGTGGTTTGGGAAATTTCTTACCGTTGAGGTCTGTCCAGTTCCAGTCAATGACCTTATCAGCAACCGCAGCGCACAATGCCATCAGGTTATTTTCGGCCTCTGCCTCATCGCCTTGACGGGCTGCCTTTAGTAGCCTGTCTAGGAGGATGGAATCTTGTATCGTGGTGACAGGTACGACATCAACCCATTCGCCTTCGTGGACGTAATACGCCTCACCCTCGGCGACAATAAGTCCTCCCTCCATTCTGCGCCCTACATATACGGCGCAATCATCTGCCGGAACTCGTTTCGGTGGTATCTTCACGTTCCCTCCTTTGGATAGGCCCACCCGCCCGGTTAAGGGCAGGCAGGCCACACTTTATACACTCCTGACTACAGGCCCATTCACCTGAAGGTTACAACTATAGGTTGTAGCACCGCCAGCCTCAGAGGTTATGGAGTAGCTGGATACAAACGAATTCCCTGTATAATTGGGGTTGTCAGCATCCGCAGCCTCACCTGTAGGCTGGAATATGTGGGCGTGCTCGCCCGCACCGATGGCCGTGAAGATTTTGGCATCTCCCTGTGCAGCCGCAAAGTCGCAAGCCCCTGCCAGACTGAACTTGGCATTATGCAAACCCTCCACGAATTCGGCTCCCGTATCGGCAAACGCCGTTACCTCAGTTAGAGTGTTATCAACCGTCAGGGAGATCGAATTAAGCTCGTCCTCAATAGCGGTAGCCCACCAACTGAAATTAGCTTTATATCCTGCTAGTCTTGCCATGTATCCTCCTTATGCAACATCTCTGCTCACTGGCCCATTCATCTGGAGTCCAGCACTATAAGTAACTGCCCCGCCAACCTCTGAGGTTATGGAGTAGCTAGTTACTAGGGCGTTTCCTGTATAGTTCGGGTCGGATGCACCAGCACCAGCGCCAGTAGGCTGAAATACAAATGACCTTTCCCCGTAGCCAATCACCCCGAAAACTTTGGAGTCGCCCTGATTGACGGCAAAGTCACAGGCACCCGCCAAGCTATACTTGCCGTTGTGTAATCCTTCGACAAACTCCGCCCCAGTGTCGGCAAATGCCGTTACCTCGGTAAGCGTGTTGTCGATTGTCTGGGTAATGGAGTTCAGTTCGTCCTCAATAGCCGAGCCGTCAAAACTAAAATTGGCATTGATTCCTGTGCGTCTTGCCATACTTTCTCCTTATGTTCCCTGTGTAGTCCCGCACGTAACGAGTATCGTTGCTGTAGTCCCGGCAAATACGGTAACATTGACCTGTTTCCAGGCGTTTGTTGCTGCAACCGTGGTCTTGCGTTCGTAAGATGGCACCGCCGTCGCCGTGAATGTCAGGAGGTTAGCGTATGCAGCATCGGTAACGGCCTCCTCGATTGTGACAACGATATTACCATCAGTTGATATTACCCTGAGCGTGGCTACGAATTGCTGCCCCGCTGCCGTACCTGGTAGGTGGTCGTTATACTTCGCCTTGATCTCGTTGGCCAGGGTTATGCAATCAGCCAGGACAGTGGCATCGGGTGACAGGATTGCGTTGCGGTTATCGTGTGGTGTGTGTGCTGTTGACAGTACCCTATGTGCGTTAATGTCTAACTTGAGTTCGTTAGTGAGCGTTAAAGCTGTGGCAATCGTACCATCCCCACCAGCAGCCGTAACGACATTCGTACTATCGGCCGCATCGTGATAGCCAGCATCCGCCCTATGAACGTTATAGTCAGCCTTCAGTTCGTCAATAAGGGTATCTAGTGTAGCCTGGTTCGTTGAATTGGCAGCCGCCGTAACATTAGCTCCATCATCCCCGTTATGGTGTATTATATTTTGATTTGAGTTTGTCACCACTCCAGCACCAGTGACCGCCCCATTGCAAAGTACCGTCGCCCTATAGCATCCGGCGACATCGGTTGCCGTTGCCGGCCCGCCCTCGCCCTGCCAGGTCACGTTTAGCAGTATCGCCCCTGCAACCTCTGTCGGCCCATCGTGCGTATCGGTCTGTGCGGTCATCTCATATCCCACATCGCCGTATGAGGCGTCCGATCCGGGGAATAGCCCCACATAATGCTTGGCCCCATCTCCAATAGCGGCAAACATCTGCTCGTCGTAGCCGTCATCCGTGGCATCGAAGAAGCCGTTGACCGTGGCCTTGACGTTATACTTACCTTCGACAAACTCCGCCCCAGTATCGTTGAACGATGTTACCTCTGGGGTGTTGTTGTCGATGGTAAACGTAACGCTATTGGTCAGGCTTGACCACTCGAACTCATCGACGTAGACCTTGCTAGTATTTCCTGCTACTCTACCCATAAGCCACTCCTATCCATAAGCTAATACTTCAAACTCAGTTCCCAAATAGACATGACCGCCCCACGTTACCGCTCCTACTCCTGAACACTTAGAGACAATGCAATCATCGGCAGTCCCGCTTAGTGTTGTATCAGCGGCGATAGCACCGTATACAGAATCGTCTCCTGACGGATTCATATAATCTAAGAGACGGTTCAATGCTGATGGATTGTCCTGTTTTGTTATAATTAACAATA